TTGGACTTCTCTCGAACTGACTCACCGCCAGGAACTACGATGTCCAGGGTCTCAATGACAGGTGTGTATGGTAGTCCGATGTGAACCCGGACTCCAGGAGTCGGGACCGTAACCACCCCATTCGAGTCCACTTGTTGTTGAGGAAGAACCGCACCATCTGAAAGAATTCCAACAGTCTGCCCCATCAAATGAGTCAATCCACCGAAGGTGTCCTTAGCGAAGTCCCAGTTCGTAGTGGCGAAATTCATGAAGCTAACATCAGGTACATCAGTCAGAGGGTTCACCTTGACCGAGATTGTGCTCACGAACTGTATGATCTTTAACCTCAGTGGCTCAAGGAAGTCGAGTTCCGATCTTATAACTATGATGTCACCAACGTTACCAGCGTTGAAGATTGGATTTGATGCAGTCAAGGTCAGTTCATCGTTGACCGTCCAGGTTCCACTGGGGGAAGACAGAATCACCGTCGTTGCGGTGGTGTTCCTACCATCATAGGAAAGAGCTGAATCCAAGAAGATCCTCTCCAGTGGGTCATTCACGAACCGATCAGTGAGTCGTTCGAGGCATCGGCTCGTCTGACCGGCTCCCATGAAAGGATCATCTCGAATCACAATCATGTAGAGAACTGACTTACCGTTCTCGGGCACGCAGCAAACGCTCTCGACCTGACCTCCAACATCATGCTCGGCCCAGCCGTAGACCTGGTGCTCTTTCGAGTAGGTTAGACTAGCCAAAGTGCCGTCCTCTCGAACCAACCACAGCGCGCTCAGGGGGTACTTTTGGTAGGTAGCATCCACGATTGGATTGTGCTCGAACAAATCCTCAGCTGTGACCGACAGATTCGTTCCAGCATACCCATCGACCTCGACTGCGAAGGTCAGATCAAAGACTTGCTTCCCAGTGAACCCAACGAATACAGCTGACTCCTCAATCGAGGGGGCATATATGCCCTTGGCTCCTCGATATGACTGAGGACGGAATCCGATGGATGTAGGAGTGATCACTCCATTCTCATCTCCTTCGACCTTCCACTCACCAGAGGCTGTCAGAGCGAGGAGGTCATCCAGTGGAACCAGTTCGTTGATCGGATTCAGTTCCCGAGCATTCAGTGTGGCAGTGACGTTGTCGTCATCAACCAGAGGACGGGATGTAACGAAGGTCTTATAGTCGCCGACTCTGCTCATCCACAGGGTCTGAGGATACTTCCTAGATCCTGCAAAAACTATACGATCACCAAAGTACTCAACCTCTGATGGATAGCCATTCACGTCAGACCAAGCCCCCAGAGCCCAGTTATTGCTTCTCCGATTGGGTCCGAGCTGTCGAGCTGAGACACTGGTCCCGTTCGGCGGAGCGACTGCAAAGGTGAGTACGTCCGCGATTGGATCCACAGAGTAACCAGCAGGATCTTGAATGACTCCTGAGAAAGTCACTTCGTAGTCATACTTGTTGCCACTCGTAGCTCCAGTGGTGGTAAGCGTCGTATCGACCCCATCGCCAGTCATCGTCCAGGGCCCCTGAGCGGTCGTTACGCCTCCTACGACCGACAACGGCATCCTTCTCAGGATTTGAACGCTGACTTGAGTAGCACTCGTGAAGCCTGTGATTCGAGCGATTCCGAAGGTTGAGTCAAGGTATTCCCAATCCACTCCGGCGCGCTCGGCTCCACCAGTGATCCCGAGCCCCGGTCCATCAGACTCCACCCCGAAGTCGTGGGTCGGGCGGATTGTTCCCGTAACGCACTCATTGGTTGCGGGTTGGAAAACAGTCGCGCAACGGTAGTTCTTTCCATCAGAGGATCTCAGCAAGCCGAAGGTGTTCGAGCCAGTTCCCACGAGTCTCCTACCCGGTTCCCAGGGCGGGATCTCGTGACCATCTTGCTGTTCGATGTAGACCAAGGATCCAACGTGATCCGCCGTGAAGATATCCTGAGTAGCTACCAGGGTTGTGTTCCCAAAGGCCGCGTTGACGTGCATGAAGAACGTTACGTCAGGGTTGATGTCTTCGAATGGACCAGCATCGAAGGGGGCCTGGATGAAATCGAAGCTCAGTGGACCAGCCCGACGAAATTCATAGGGTGGATGATCCGGGTGGGTGACTGTCAGAACATCAGCTGACTGAGTGTATGAGAGGTCAGCCAGCTCATCAGCTGAGTATGGAGTGCTCAGGGAGATGTAAACTCCAACAACTCCCCCACTGATGTATGAGCCGTTCGGGTCACCACTACCGATGACCCGGAACACTGTGGGAGACTGAACTTCGAGAACAGTCCAGATTCCATTGACATCGTAACTGCCTGTGGCAACTACTCCTGAGATCACCGCCTGTTGTCCATCACTCAGGCCGTGAGCTGTTGCTGTGGTGATTGTTCTCCGTGGAAAGAACCCTACGATACCATCAGTGACGCTTGTGATCGCTGCCCCGGGACTCCCAGAAAGGGGAGCTCCATTGGTGTAGATCACAAGAGAGTTGTGACCAAACTCCAGGATGTAGGATTGCTCCTGTGAGAAGACAAAGGGAACCAGCCTAGTCCTTGAAGTACGTACGTTGGCCCGAGCGATGAATTGAGTCCCCGGTCGATTGCAGGCACCTCCTTGAGGTCGAACAATGAATTCTCTGCACTGTCTAAGACCAGTTGCATATCGAGCCAGATCCACTCGAGGGTAGAGAGCTCTTGAGACTACGCCAGCTGCGAAGCTGACTTGTGGTAGGCTAGCCACGGATGGTGATCGACGGTGACTCAGCCTCAGGATCCGGCGAAGACTCGTTCAAGGCTTGCGCTCCTGCACGCTGTCGATAGATCTCGTATTGCTCGAAGCAGTGCCCAATGTAGCTCTTCTCAGCCTGGAGAGTGGGGCCAATCTCACCGGCCAATCTCCAGGCTAGAGCATCGATGAATCCGGCATCGAAGGAATCTGGATCATTGATTTGTCGAGTGTAGATTCCGTAGGCATCCACTAGGTCAGTCAAGACCACTCGAGCGTCTCCAGCGTTGTTGAGAGAAATCTGAAACGGGATCTTAGGGATCCGGAACATCAGGTCTTCGAGACCATCGAAAAGAGCTCTTCCCAGAAGACGAGCTCCTGCTGAATCAACGACCTGACGCATGGCCACGCAGTCATCAGGGTAGTCGTATGAGAATTCCCAGCCTGGTTGGGTCTCGTTGTTGATCAGAGCCAGAGCCACGATCCTACGAGCGAAGGGCCATGGGAAATCTCTGAGAACGAAGTCACGGACGAGTGGGAAGAGGCGGTTGCAAACCCGAGCAAACTTGGTCTTCTCGGTGAGCGACTCAATCTCCATGCTGACCCCGACTCGGGGAAGAGCGAGATTGTAGATATCAACTAGAGAAGGCATAGGGCCACCAGAAAGATGAATTTGACACCGTAACCGAACCCGAGTGTTCTCCGGTCGTAGACATCACCGGGAGTCACTGGACCTCCAGCCTGTTGACCCCAGGCGAAATCCAGATTCATTATCATCAAGATGGTCATACAGCCAGCAGGTAGTACTCAGTTACGTTGACATCTATACTTCCAGCTGCGTCCAGCTCTGCGTTGAGAAGCGTATTCGCAGTCAGAACCCAACCCCTTGACCCGAAATCGAAGAGAGAACCGCCGCCCTCGGCTGCGAGCTCAGCTGTCCATCGAATAGTACCAGCTGCACCATCCTGGAGAGACACTCGACGGTTAGTGGTGTCTCGATTGTGGACTGATCCTTTGCAAAGTACGATGGAGACGTTAGCCCCTGGAGCCCCGATAACAGTGTTGTCCCCAGAGGCTGTGGCATTCACCGTAAGAGGGGGCTCGGGGTCAGCATGCCCCAACAGAACCACCTGTCTACCGATTCGATCCGACCAAGGATCGACTACGTCCCCATCAGCACTGACAGCAGTCGGCTCATCTACCGAGGCTCGGAGACCAATTCGTACTGGGTTTCCAGCCACAGCCGCATCAGCTGCAGCTGGTCCCTGAGCATTGACGTATACTCTCCCTGAAGCGTCAACGTTGATCGATGAATAGTCTCCATCGGTTCCTGATCCTACAGCCACGGTATCTCGGCGAACTGCCAGAGCCATTACCCCAACATCAGCCGAAGCATGAGCAGCGTCTTCTGCCTTACCTAGATCATTAGCACCAGTTCCCGGAACCACCGATAGAACATCAACATCACCGATGTTGTTTGTACCTGCCGGAATCGCAGCATCGATGGTTGTTGAGGTCTGAAGTCGATTCCCAGCAGTGACGTTGACTCCTCGTTCATTGCCAGCCGCATCTCTGATCGTAGTATAGAGATTTCGATTGGCTGACATTCTCAGAATGCCACCGTCCCCCTCATCCACTGAGTCAGGGGTTGTATCATCGAACATCGCAAAGGCTGGAGTACCCTGCGTAGTAGCCGGCGTAAAGGCTGAGTCATCAGCCATGGCTGTTCCACCAGAACCAGCACCGGCGACGATGTTGACACGAACTGCGTTGTTGCCTCCATCCATGACTGAGTCGCCAGCATCGTCACGAAGATTGACGTGCAGACCTCGAGCGAGTGTCATCCTGACGGCGCCAGCATCTCCCTCATCTACTGAATCTGGTGTGGTCTCATCAGCCATCGCCATGAAGACGAGACCGACTCCCGAGGCAGGAGTAAAAGCTGAATCGTCAGTCTGGCCCTGAAGAGCTCCAGCTACTACGTTGACTCTGACTGCGTTGTTCGCGTCATCAGTAACAGAGTCTCCCACTGAATCTCGGAGGTGAACATGAAGACCTCGGGCTAGAGTCATTCGAACTACACCGACGTCTCCCTCATCTACAGAGTCAGGGGTGGTCTCGTCGGCCAGACCCATGATCGGATTTCCCGACCCGGATCCTACAGTGAAGGCAGCATCATCAGTAGCAGAAGCTCCACCTGATCCAGCACCTTCGGTGATGGCAACCTTCAGAGCTCCGTTGGCAGATACCTGAAGGGGAGCGTAGTCCCCGTCAGTTCCAACCAATGAAGTATTGGCGTCTCTTCGGACACCCAGAACCTGGTAACCCAGATCAGCGGTAACGTGGGCTGAGTCCTCTGCGAAGGTTCCGGGCGCTGTGAGGACATCGACGTCTCCAATGTTGTTCGTACCAGCTGGCAAAGCTGGTAGAGTAACAACATCCACGTCACCAATGTTGTTCGTACCAGCAGGGAGTGCCGGGAGCGTGAGCACATCGACATCACCTATGTTGTTCGTTCCTGCTGGTAGAGCGGGTAAGGTCAGTACATCGACATCGCCGATGTTGTTGGTACCAGCGGGTAGAGCTGGGAGAGTCAGAACATCCACGTCCCCGATGTTGTTGCTTCCTGCCGGGATGGAAGCAATCGTCACAGTGCCCGGGTTGACGTGTAGTCTCCCGTTGGCATCAGTGATCAGAGGAGAGTAGTCTCCATCTGTCCCTGCTAGCTGAGCAGCAGTATCCTGCCTAACGGCTAGAGACATGACACCCACGTCCCCAGTCGTGTGAGCAGCATCCTCAGCTTTTCCAAGAGCCGTTGCAGTGGCTCCAGGTATTACTCGAGTGACGTCTACATCCAACCCGTTGGTTGCGTCACCATTGATCTTCGCGACCGTGTAGGCATCCTCAGTTCCTGAGATGCCCATGATCCCGACCAACTGAAGCTGTGCAGTATCCCCATCGTGAGAGATCTGTGCAGTGGCAGCATTTGCTCCACCAGCGCCAGCGTTCAGTGTGACATTTGATGGCATGTTACTTTCCCGTGAAGAGGTACTTCAGCCTCCCAAGAAATCCCCGATCCTCAGTCACTGGTGTTGGATCCAATCGAGGAGTCTCAGCGAGTTTCTCGTTGAGAGCTCGTTCAGCCAAAGCCTGAACTCGACCAGTAGTTGAGTGGATCACGTCGTTGATCTCTTCCCAAGTATCCACCGTCCACTCATTGAGAATTGTGACGTCAGAATCCGGGAGGGAGAAATCAGCCCAGACTGATCCATCGGCTCTTTTGAATTCGTAGATAGACCTCATCGTCCAACTCCTATTTGGAGTAAGTTGAAAATCGGCGGGGGGCCCCCACCACCAGCCGCTATGTAATCTGCATCGAAAAGAGCTTCTTCAGTTGTTGAGTTATTATTGAAATCATTCACCGCAATCCACAGATTCGAGGTAGCTACGTTTCGGATGATCCGAAAACGGATTGCGTTGTTATTCGCCCATCCTGCTCTCTGAATCACCTCATCTACCACTGCTGCGATGTCAGGTGTGGTAACGTAAGCTCCATTGGACCCAAAGCTGGCGTTCCACACTGTATTCGCAGTGGTCGGTGTGAAACCAGAGCCTTGAGGACGATTGGTCGTTGCCCCCGCAGTCCATGTACCAGCGTTGTCTACGTCATCAGCTGTAATGATCAAATTAGGGGTATTATTGATCGCTTCCCGGAAGACCTGAATCGAGGCTGAATTCATGCCAGTCGCGTCGGCCGGGATCGGGATACTCTGGAACCGTAGGCCGCAACCAAGCGGCGTATTGCCACCCCCATAGGTGCCCATGTACATGCGACCGGCATAGCCGTTCAGGTTGTTGGTGCCCCCCGTGTTGTCGTCGTAGCAATCGTCCGAATTCGCCACGATTGATTCTTGGGTGATTGCGGGATCGACTATCCATTCTCCAGGAAGGAGTCGATCTAGCTGATTTCGAGGAAACAGGATATACAAGAATTCGCCATCTTGCCTGTAGAACCCCTCTGCTTGGCCTCCACGTCGTCTTACGAACATTCGGGGCCTTGTGTAAAGCCACCCCTGTTCCAGAGACCCTCGAACTCGATACTTAAACCCAAAGAACTCGTAATCACTCAGTTTGCTGAACCAGTGAGTCTGAACAGCTCTAGAAAATCGGAGCTCTCGACTGTAGCCTTTGGGTGAGAGAGTAGAGTGAAACTGAACCCCGGGAGCTACTTGACCATCAAGCCAAGAGGCATGCCAGGTAGGATCGATACGGTATGGAGCACATCGTGAGCTAATCTTCAGCTTTGATCCATCTAAGTGGAGCAGTGATGTCCATCTCCCACTTTTTGAGGCTCCAAAGTCAATCAGCTCAAGCTCAGTACCAGCGATGCTGATTCTCTCACCGTGTCTCTGAAGAGAGACTGGGAATGGGCTCGACCGAGGCTCCCATTGACCTTTGCTCCATTTGAGCCGATAGTCAATGACTCGCCCCAATCCGGGGCCGAAGCAATGTGTAGACATCCTGACAACGCAGTAGAACCTGTTCCAGTTGAACAGATTCTGCCATACGCGCGCGGTTGGCGTGCGTAGGTCAACTCTCTCAGACCATGCTAGCGCGAGGTCTGACGAAAGTGAAACTGCGAGCGATCCTCGACCCACAACTTGTTCCTCTTCAGGTCAGAGTACTGAACTTCCATCCAGTATTTGATTCTAGTCTGCTGGTACTCCCAGGTCTCGTAGACCACCTCAGGCATTGGAGTTAGTGCATGGAACTTTCGAAGTCGATAGGCCCAAATCCCAGACCCAGTCTTGAATTGCTCGAACATCCTCTGTTGAGAAGCGAGAATCTCCTCAACTGGTCTCTTCATCATCACAACGCAGAGACTATTCTCGTCGACATACTCCTTCAGGTAATGGAGCATATGGGCAAGGAACGGAGCCTGAAGAACAACTTTCTCTCGAGTAAGACACTCAAGGAAACGACCTTCGTCTGACCAACCAAAAGCTTCTTCCCTCAGTGACTGATAGCCTGTATCCTGGGCGATCATCTCTCCACAGATGGTGGTGCCTGATCGATGCGGACCAGAGACCACGATTCGAGCGTATTGTTGTAGAGATTCAAACATCAGAATGGGTCATCCGTTGACCAGGTCGGTACTGGATTCCCGATCAAAGTTCCATGATTTCCTTCGCTCGAGTAATCGGTCAACTGAGTTCCTGACCCCTGATCAGCATGGTACAAACCAACAGTGTTCACGTCATCCTCGAAGGGGGCAGTGGGAACAGTGTAGGTCGCCCCGTTGTACCTGCGATTGACCGAGATCCGAATCTCGGAAGGATCCCCATCAAAACCAAAAGCCAGATTCAATTTCTCCTTTCCAATGACATGCTCGTCATCAGTAGCAGCGCCACCTCCTGGGTAGGAGCAGTCACCAGTAGGACCAGTCACCGTAGCTTCTCGAGCTCCATCAACAAAGATCTCCATCAGCCCGGTAGAGGCATTCCGATAAAAAGCTACGTGATGCCACAGACCATCCCGAAGATCTGTAGTTCCCAGCACAGTCCTGATGTTTCCACCTCCACCACCGTTGGCAACAACACTCAGATATGCCCTTCCTGTGTCGAGACCAAAGATCCATCCTTGACCCGTACTGAATCCATCAGAATCCCAGATGATATTCCCATTCGTGCCGGAGTAGTTGGCTCCTGCAGTGACCTGACCCTCTTGACCGTTATCAACATCAGTTGCACTTGGTCGAATCCACAACTCGATGGTGAACTCAGCGTCTCCAACATTGGCGCCGCCAGTCCTCATGATCCTAACGGCTCCAGAGTTGGAGGTACTAGCTCCACCAGGGGTGTTGAAGGATCCTACAGCCTGTTCAACGACTGCGGGTACTCGGATGATAACTGCGTTCACTTGAGACTAGCTTGGATGAGCGACGTGCCATTCCACCCCGTCGCTGGCGGGTTGAGTCGTTGACACTGAGCGAAACTCTCGTCTGGCAGTGTTTGTCCTTGCTGGGAGGTTCTTCCAGTGACTGAGTGGTATCTGGTCGAGATTCCCAACAGCCGCTTCGATCCATCACAAGGCTCACGAACCAGGATGTATTGTAGCACCCCGCTGATCCGTAGCTGCACGCCACGGGTGCCATCAGCGTTACGAGTATAGACTGGACGACGGGTGATGGTACTCGTTCCACTGACCTCGAAACGTGGTTTCCATTTTTGCGTAAGAACATCAGCCACGACCTTTTCAGTGGGAGACAACGGCCGGTCGACACAAGCCGTCCAAGCGGCCGCGAGCGACTGAGCAGTGATCACTTCGTACAGAATCGAAGGGATGCAGTTGAGGCGTGCGCTGAGTAGCGACGGGTCATATCCAACAGGGCGCCAGACAAACCCGTCTGCCATGTCGCATGGCCATACCTTCACCGAATGTCCATCGACCGTGGTAGCCTCGTAGAGTGGGATTCCAGACTCCGCTGTTGGCCAGCACGGTGGAGGCCCAGGCGCAACAAACGGATTGAGCGCAGTGAGGTAACGAACTTCAATAATGCCAGGAGGCGCTCCGGGGAGCGCATCGCACGAGAGTGAGAATTGAATGCCGGTCGCATTTGCCATCACGGTGCGAGTACTGACGACCGGAACTTCTTCATCGATACTCACCGGCAGTCCATCAGGCGAAGCCAGCAACCGGCACAGGGGACTGTTCTGAACTGACCACGCAAGATTGACCGTAGTCTCTGTACCGCGTATGAACTCTGTCGGCTGAATCGTAAATGTCACCACCGGGGCAGGAATTGTGGGAGGTGGCTCAACTTGACAAAGTCTAGCTTCAGATTTCGCTGCCATCCTCTCCTGAGAGTAGTTCCCTGGAGCAGGACACCCTTCACCAGCACCGATTGGTCGGTCTGCGAAGCAGATGAAGACATTCTCGGCCTGAGTCAGCAGACCGAAATTGATGATCCGACTGTTGTTGAAGTCCGGTCCGTTCAGGACTGGAGTAGAGTCAGTCGCACACTGCCAGGATCCTACATTTCGATCCTGACCGACCGGAGACCAAACGAAATTGGTTTCAGCCTGAACTAGGCTAGAAAACCCGAACCAGAAGAGTAGCAGTAGTGTTCGTCGCATAAACCCTCGACACCAGGCAAGGAATGACTGACCCGGCGGGGAGTCCACTGAACACTACAGCAGATCCATTTGGTTGTCCATTTCCATCCGTGGGGTATGCCGGGAGAACTTGTACGTTTCCGGCACCACCCACGTAGATGGTCGAAGGCTGCTCGAAGATCACGTTGTCATCAGGAGTAACCGCCACAGCTTGGGGCGGGAATGAAGTGATCTGAGCAATTGGAGAGAGCCGGGAACCCATGAACTAGCCCTCAGTTGGTTCGGGAGGGACTTGAGACTCTTTCTTTCGACGCCTGCGATCCCGAGCTCGCTGACGCTTCTTCTCTTCCGGATCATCCTCATCATCAGTGAAGGATTGCTGCTCTGAGAGGAAAGCGGCCGTCTGAGCCCCAGGAGGTGGTAACAGCTGCCCGGAAGGAGGAGGAGGCTCCCAACCGAGAGCCTCCATCCACCGATGAGAGAAATGCTCAGGGGATTCGAGTTCGAACTCCTCACCCTCACGGCGCCGTTTGCCTTTCTTGGGGTCTGAAGGGTAGTACCCCACGACGGTGCCCGGTTCCATGCCGATGGTCGCTCGAACTCGAAGTTCCATGATCACTTCTCCTGTTTCGGAGCTTGTGGCCTCGGTCTCTCGGTGACCACTTTGTCCATCCACCGAGCTGAGAAATGCTTGTCATCCGAAAGGATGAAAACATCCCCCTTGGATCGGTAGATGCCGCCGTAGTAGCCGGGGACCTTGGCTCTGACCTTGCTCGCCATACGTCACCCCTTACGAGATGGTGAACCCGTCCGGATAGGCGTTGAACTGGTCGATCATCGACATCGGCACGAGGTGTGCTGAAACGGTGATCGAGGGCGTAGTGCCAGTCACGTCGTACCGGATGCCGAGGAATCCCTCATCTTCCGAGAGAAGCGTCGGCGGAATGGGGATGACGAACTTGAAGCCCGCCACCAACAGATCAGCATCCTGAGCTGGCGCTGTCGGAGTACCGGACTCGAAGACGCGCCGTCCAATCAGCTGGCGACCTGTCGTCTGAGCCGCGTTTGACGCATACTCCACATCGAATGTGTAGTCTTCGTCGCCCGTGGTCTGATCGGCCGCTACCTCGACATTGAAGAGCACGCAGAGCGGCTCCCCGTTGCCGATGCTTCGGGCAACCGACAGGTCGATGACGTTGGTCCCCACAGCGTCGGCAGTGACGGCCTGGCTGTCAGAGAACTGGTTTTGTGCATCGAGAATCATGTGTGCTGCTCCTTAAGCCACTGTGGCTTCGGTTTCGAGGAGCTGATCGCACAGGCGAATCGGGATGCCTCTGAGCGACACCTTCCGATTGCCCTCCTCGTTGCCAACCGTCAGATAGAGATTGGTCTTCGACATCGCCTGGATGTCGAGCATCTCCAGAATCGTCCGGTTCGCGTAGAAGACTGGACGTCCCAGGGACTGAGACGGCAGGCGGTGGATCGCACGCAGCATGACCTTGATCAGGTCGGCGGCACTCGACTCAGTGACGAGGTTCGAGATGTCGATGTTGCAGATGCGGACCGCGTAACGCCAGTCCTTGACCGTCAGACCTGCCTTCCACTGCCAGTGGTCACGGTAGGCGCGCATGCGGCCAGTCCCGATACCGGTGCCAGTCTGCACAGTTTCGAGACCCAGATCCTCATGGATCAGACCCGCCTTGGAACCCTTCGGGAAGACGCCGAAGACCGTGCTCGCGCCCCAGGCGATCAGCCAGACGCTCGAGTTGTCAGAGCCAGAGCCTCCGGCTCGGACCACGTTCTGACCGGTCCCACCTGAGGAGAGAGCGTACCTCGGTGAGAGACCGGTGAATTCCTCGGGGGCCAGGCCATTGTTCCCGTAGAACAAAGTCTGCGCGAATTCCTGATTCATGGACTCCAGGAACGCCTGTGCCTCGCTGAGGCGGAAAGCGGCAGAGTTGCCGTTGAGTTCGCAGAGGTCCTTGTCGACCTCGGAGAACGCTTCGAGCATACCCGCCTGCTCATCGACCTGCGCCGAGGTGCTCTTGCTGGGCGTGACGCCCTGGTTGAGCAGTCTCCACTGAACGGTCGGAAGGGAGGTTCGCACCGTAACGCGGTGCCCGGTCGGCAGGTTGCCTTCCATCCAGAGTTGGTCCTGGATGATCTCGTTGGTCTGCGAAAGCAGCTCAACGATCATGGGAACCTGGCCGTCCGGGTCCAGACGCTTCGCCCAGTCGGCGAGTGTCAGGACCGTATTGCCAATCGTTGCCATCTCTGCTCCTTAGCTCAATGCTTTGGAAGTTGGGTGATTGAAGAGCTTCGCAGCGATATCTCCCTCAGATCCTGCCCCTGCGTTTCCGCCAGGCACGTGAGAATCCTCAGAGATTTTCTGTCCAACTTTCCAGAAGAATCTCAGCACCTCGGGGTGATTCCCCAGACCGGTCTCGTTCAGAAGGCTCTTCAGACCGTCGTTGCCGAACCGAGCAATCGCCCTTCGAGCGACTGCAACATTGGCATCGAAGTTCTGACCTCCAAACTCCTTGTCAGCCTTGGCAGAGGTGGCCCAGGAATCGCGCTGTCCGACATAAAGTTCGGAAAGCACGTTGTCCTGACGGGTAAGCTCAGCCATGAAGGCTTGTGCGAGCTCGTTGGCGCCTTCTTGCGTAATCCCATGCTTCTTCAGCAGGGGTGAGAAGGCCTTGACGATCTCAGCATCGATCTCGAGAGCATTGCCCTCGGGGTCCTTCAGCTCGAACTTGTACTCATCGGGAACTTTGGGCTTCGTCTCTGTGGGCGGCGGTGCCGACGGGCCAGCTGGCGCGGGTGCTGGGGCTGGTCCTGGCGAAGGGGCCGGTGCAGGTGCTGGTGATGGAGCTGGACTCCCGCCCGGAGCAGGTGGACCTTGTGGAGCGGGGTTGTCATTGGACATTTGCTAACTCCTCTCAGCGGGCTTATACTACGCCAAATTATTCCTCTTTGGAATAGTTTTCTCTCATCATTTGCAAGTATTTCTCTGGATCGACGGCTTGAATATCCGCGAGGATCTTCAACCCCACGCTTCTAACGCCTTCGTTGAAGTAGATCTGAGAACTCGGGTGAAACGAACTCTCGTAGATGTGGCAGAAGGTTAGAAGTCGCCAGAGAACTCTGCGACCCTCAGGCGTGTCAAGAACAGCTTTGAAGTCAGTCAGCTCGAGCTTCTCAACGCTCTTGATTCTCTCAGAGCGTTCTCTGACTTGTGCGGGATCGCCAGCGTTGTAGGGCTTCACTGAGCACCAACAACCGCTTCAAGAGCATTCGTTCCATTGACCTGAGTCTCGCTCAGGGTCTGAGCAGCCTTGGCGTAATCAGAGACTGGCTTCGCAGCTGCAGCGGCCATCTCAGCCTGTTGCTGTTGAGCTCGTTCAGCTCTCAGTGCTTCGACTTCTTCCTTCGACCGAATGATCTTCGGTGGAACTCCGAGTGCATATCCGTACTCATCGATGGCTTCATCGAAGTCGATCTTGTCCATGATCGAAATTGGTTGCTGAGAATCTGCTTGCGCCTTGGCGACTACGCCCACGTAAGTCGTCAGGCGTTCCAGACCTTGCGTCGCTACGAGCCTCTGTGCCTGCGCCAGGACGCTGATATATTCAACGCGCAGGTCCACACCCTGAATTTCAGGAGGGGCTTCAGGAATCAGTCCAGCGCGCAGACATATGGCGAAGGCCCGATCAATTGCAGGATCGAGCAGCTCATCATTCAAGCGCTCGAGTACGGGACCCAGCATCAAGAGCTTCTCTTCGTGGCGCTCGCGAATCTCCTCCGCAGTGATTTCGCGTCGATCACTCAGGGTCAGCATGAGGAACAGATCCTCATACATCGCTCGGCGAATTCGATCTTGAATCTCTCCAATGTCTTCGCGCAGTGCGGTGATCTCAGGTTTGATCAGGTAGGCGGGTTGGAATCCCGGAGCCCCACCAGTGTTGGAAAAAGCCGCATACGTAACATCACCGGGCAACAGTGACGTCCGCTGATGCTTCAGGTCTGGGTGAGCAACCATCGGCGGATCGACATGCTTGTCGATTGCTTGAGCCTTTCGCTTCTGCTGAAGCTGCAGTGCTCTCGCGTCGCCGAGGGCATCCATCGCAGGGGATGAGCCGTAGATGTCCTCACTCTCGGCCAGATCCCAGCGCGGGCAGAGCCCTGGGAATTCGTAGAAGCCTCCCTCCTTTAGGAATTTCGTGTCGTCCGGCTGATCAGCCTCGAAGTAGCAGCTGTAATAAGGAAGGTTCCTGTTATCCGCCTTCCCGTACTCAGCGTCCATGTTCGGTTGAATCGAGTGGAGAATATCAATCCACTGATCTTTGCCTTTTCCATTGTACAGGTTCTTAGTTCGAGTACTGACGTTCTCGATCCCAAAGGCCATGACAGCTTGTCGTACCTGCATCGGGACTTCTCTGTAAACTGTATCCACAACGCCTCGATCATCGGTAGCAATCGCGTACCGACCTGGCGTATAAGGATAGCATCGCAGGGTGTCCTTCAGATCCTCGAGCATGGTCATCGCGTGGGTGCCGATCACGCCGAGATCCTGATATGTGGTGAAGAGGACGTTGTAGAAGTTCGACTTCGAGAAGACCTCCCGCAATCTCAGTTCGCAGATGTAGAGCCACCGGCGTACCGGCGCGAACTCCATGAAATCAGGGTCAGGGGTGATCAGTCGAAACCACGGCCGAGCAGGACTTGTAAGACCGGCCATCATCCCTGAGGCCAGGGTTCTGACCGCGTATCGAGGCGTGGTATCGATAAGCTTCTTGTTCTGCTTCTCGCCTTTGTTCGAGGAGTTCTTTTTCTCATATAAGGCTCGACCCCGGCGTGGAGTAAAGTGATCGCTCAGATCACGCCAGTGAGAGGTCCACGAGCTCTGTTCCGTCTGAAGAGCTCCCCATCTCGTCAGTAGATCAGCTTTTGATTTCGCCACGTTACGCTCCGAGGAGCGTCTTCGTTGGGGCGGTAGGGGAGTACACCCCTCCACCACCAGTCAGGATTGTGGACTGCCTCCCGAACATCGCCTGCATCCTCCTCTTCATTCGAGCTCCTGCTCCAGTGATTCCTGTCTCGCCGGATATAAAGGACGGCGCCATCACTGGTGGCGCTGCAGGAATCTTTGGCTTCTTGAAGCTCATCTATCCCCCTAGGAGTGTTTGGCCCGTAGTATCAGTCAGCAGGGTGTTTCCACGTCGAAGCTGTCGAAACCTCGCGTAGGAGTCGAGTGTCTGCTGAAACGGGTTGTATCTTAAGGTCGGGAATCGAACTGGTCCGGGAGCGACGAACCCAGGTTGCTGCGAGGGGAGCGTAAAGTCGTAAGGACCCGCTGCAGGTTGACTCCCTTGAAGGCCCGCTCGCATCGACTTGATTTTGTTTGTGAGGCTCATGCTCGCGAATACGGATCATAATCGGTTTCGGCCCGGTTTACCATGCCTGGCCCGCGTAAAAATTCCGTCTCTTCTCTGCGTTCCACCGGGAAAGCGAAGGTAAAGGCCAGCGCATCGCCTTTGTCAGGAGAGCGTCCTATACGTGCTTTGAGATCTTCCTTGGTTTCGAGTATCAGCTGATCCTTCATATTATGCGTATACTCCACGCTGCACAGATCAGCTTCGAGGCTCGGGTCGTTTGGTAAGGCGAGCGTTTCCCGCAATGCCTCCCGCATCTTCGCCCACATCTCGGTGCGAAAGTTCCCGTACTTCGGATCGTTGGCCCGCCACTTGCCTTGGACCTCGGAAACCGGTACCCCGAGCTGGCGTAGTCGATCCACGAGCGGCCCCCCGACTCCCGTGCCATCGAGGAATACTGCGTCCGGTCTCATGAACCTATCAGTGGTAAGGGCGAGGTCAGTTATCTTAGCTACGAGTGGAGTCGTGTCTCTGGATTCGAAGCCCGGGATAACGATCTGCGGCACAGTTCTGCAATCAGGCCCTCGACGGTATTGGATTACAGTTAAATCGGAGCCTCCTCTGGCGAGGTCGATTCCTATTACCAGAGGGTCTTGCGCAGTTACGTAGAACTCGCGATGTTGTGCGGCGTATACCCAGTCCTGAGGAATGAATTGCAGGTCCGATGCTCGAGGATGCAGACCTCGTACACGAACCCTGAAGAAGTCTGAATCCTCACCATAATCCTCAAGCCATCGTTGTATTTGTTTCTTGTTGGTGCCTGGCACCGTACGTGCATCTACCCTCTGAGGATGCCAACGATGAGCAAGACGATTGAAGCAATCAAAGAAGCGACCGCTATTCCTCGTAGGATTGCCGAAAACGAACCACAGGATCTCAGTGTCTTCATCGGTTAATGCTCCTTCGGCTACTTCCCAGATCTTATCAGGGATAGCTGAGGCCTCATCGAAGATTAGTAAGATTCGGCGACCCTTGTTGTGCAGGCCCGCGAACGCCTCGGTGTTCTCTTCGCTCCAGGGGATCATGTCGATACGCCACGTCCTCTCGTGTTTCGGATCGACGGAATAGAATCGAGTGGCAGTGTGATGGAACCAATGTCTGTTTAAGGCTAGGCGATGCCACTTCGCTAACTGAGGCCACGTCTTCGTCATCAGCTGGTTTTCGGTGTTCGCAGTGATGACGCCGTTGCAATCGACGCAGGTTGACATAGCCCAGTATATCAGCATGGCCACTAGGGCGGATTTACCAACACCGTGGCCTGAAGCAACAGCATATTGAATTACATCGGCCGAACCTCTAAGAGAGTTATTTTTTAGGAGCTCTCCACAATCGCGGAGAAGCTTGATTTGCCAATCGCGAAGGCGCTCTTTCTCGAGCTCTCCTTCTTCGCCCCAAGGGAAGATGAAGAGTATAAAACCGAGAGGGTCTTGTTTGAAGTCTGCGATCTTTTCGATTAGCAGGTGTTCTTGGTTCATGTCTCTCTACCGGTATCGGATGCTCCATCACACGGCGGGGTCACACAAGCGCGCTATGGGCGTGCGTGATCATAACGCAAGCGCGCGATGTTATCGCGGGCGCGTACACACGCGTGCACGCACCCACGCGCAGGCGGGCGCGCGCGTTCAGCTGCGCTGCGTCAAATGCTGCACTGCAGTACGTGCTGCGCTGCAGAATCGCGCGCGCGTCGCGTGCTCGCGTGCGTTGGAAGATACGCGCGCGTCGCGCGCAGGCGCATTCCTTGATACGCGCGTTGTATGATTTTTGGTTATAACGAACGCGCGTTGTATGAAAATTAATTCTTTTCAATTCGGGTCGAACGCGCGTATCGTTACCAACGTCGAATCGCGTTCCATTTCGGGCGCGACGACCACAACTGATAAACGGAGATCAACGTGAAAACGCAAACTGCAACCGCCACGCCCGTGGCAACTGCCGAAGCACCGGTCGAGAGCAACGAGACACCGCTCAAGCGGATCTGCCAGGAGCTCAAGATCGATCCGAAAACCGCCCGTCGCAAGCTCCGCGCGTACTGGCGCAAACAGGACAGCGACCTCGCGCACACCCTGCGCAACCGCTGGTCCGGGGACGAGGCCTACGCGAAGCAGATTCGCGCGATCCTGAGCCCGGCGAAGCACTAACCAACCACGCACTGCTGCCACGGATGGCGGCAGACGTGCGTCAGGAGATCGATATGATCGAAGCAATTCAGGCAGGCTGGCTGTGCGTATGGCTTTTCATATTCGCGGCCGCACTGCTGATGGAGTAGCGTATGACGCCGAAAGCTTACGTTGAGGCCGTCTTCCGCGCGGTATTCCCCAACGCTCAGGTTGTGGAGTTCAGTGATTCGGAGGACGAAATACTGTGGGTCAATGTCGACGGCAACCATTTCCAGATGGAGATCGGCTCCGACGACTCAGACTTCCACTTCAGGGACGGATTCGGCACCAGAGTCCTGTTCCCAATTCCAGACGACCTGGAGGATTCCAACTAATGAGCACACCAAACATCCACTTCGACAACAGGTGTGGCTTCTGCAAGACCGATCAGAAGCACACCCTGACAGAGCACCTGGAGATAATCAAGGGCTGGGTTCGGGAAGAGCAGCGTCGGCGAGCTCAGCCTCAGCCGTATTCCCAGATGCAGGTGAGACGTCGATAACAGTCCCCTCAGGCTGCGAAGGTACAGCCGTCCGTGCCAAGGCCTTCGCTAGCCTATCCCCCAACTCTACCTTCAACTCGATCTCAGTCTTATCCTTGAACTGATCAGGCAACCTATTCTGGAGTAGGAACTTAATCATCCCAGGGTCACCAGCAATATGAGTGATCGATTCCTTAACCTCAGTGCGGATATTGCCATCAGAATCAGTGGACACAGTCTTCGTAGTCGTCGGTACCTCATACCCGACAGCTCGGAGATACGCGCTCTGTAAGACACGCATGTCAGGTTGTAGGCGGCCCTTCAGAATGGCTTCATCCAGGGATGGATATCTCTCCCTCCATATCGCCATCTTCCCAGCACTAATCCCGAAGACCTTACAGATATCCTCATCAGTCATCCCAGCTGACGCCAAGAGATAGACTTCATCCAAATACTCAGGAGCATACCGAGAGAAAGTATGACGAGTAGGTATGATGACACGTCGTTTGCGAGCCATGCGACGATTATATACTGTTGGTTGTATGAAAGAAATGGCTTGTACGGCTTCCCGTCTTTACGGGAACTTGAAAATAACCTAAGTCGTTCATTTTGTTACTCAGTAATGGTCAACTTGTCGACTTGTATAACTTGTTAATACGAACGTTCGTACGCGCGTTATATCTCCCTTTCTTCATACTTTCTTCCTCTCTCGTATACGTTCGTATTACGCAAGTCGTACAAGTCGACAAGTCGGTCAATCCAGCCTTGCGAATCAGCGACTTACAGTATTTTTGGCTTCCTGAAAGTATGGGAAGCGGATTACAAGTCAAGTGTTGGTTTGCGAAAACAACATACCAACCAACCAAAACAACACACAACCAAAACTTTCGTTATAGTTAACGTACCGGAAATCACAGTCACACTAAGGTAGAATAAGGTTCAATCTCCACAGTCATCAGAGGCGTATAATAGGACTGTCGAATAAACCGGAGATCAACATGAGAGCACCCATACTCACAATCAATACGCCTGATGGCAGAACCATCAGCGTTTACATCCTGAACCCGGGAGAATGCTTTCCCCACTGGGGAGGCTCCCAGCAATCACTCCTCGTCGAAAGAACTCCGTCCTTAATAACGCGCGAAGAAGGTCCTGGCGGCACAATCGACCAGGAACACAGCGTGGACGACAAGGAAAGGTGGCGAGTGATTCGCCACTGCATCCTGCACGGAGTGCTGGCGCCATGAGCAACAGAAATCAGTGGAGGCGCCTGCGAGCTTTAATCGAGCTCTACAAAGTCGCCGCCATACGAGAAGCTGAAAAAGGCGGGGGCGATCCTGAAGTCGTCCCGGTTCTGGAAGCCGAGTTGAAGCTTGAAAAAGCCAGACTCGACTACCACATCAGGGATATGGAAAGAACCTGCGATTGCCAGCCGAGGCACGTATGAACAGATGCGAAGACTACCCCTGCTGTGGACACGGCCCGCCCCCACTAGGCGACGGCGGTGGATGCCCTGATAGCAGCGGACGCTTCAACTGCGTGCTGTGCGGTAAAAAATTGCCGAAGAAAGCCACGAGCAGCATCTGCAGAACCTGCACACGGAAGCGCTACAGCCCAGACTTCGAGGATCGCTACGATGACGGGTTATAACATGCCCCCGGGATGCAACCCAAGCGATATCCCGGGCAACGATGCGCGCGATCCCACGCCTGAAGAGGATCGCGTGTACGACCTCCTGGAGAAACTCACCGGCAACGAAGGTCAGAGTCCGAAAGAGCTCGATGCTCAGAAAGACGAAATCCTGCAGATCCTGAGCGACCTCGTGGACAAGCTCGATCGAGAACACAACCAGCGCCTGAACCTCGAAAACATCATCTCGACCATTCGAGCGAACTTTCCAATCAAAGACCTTCAGGACATGATCACGGAGATGGAATGACAACCATTAAAATCAGTCAATGCGACCGCTGCGGCAAGCGCGTGGACAATCGGAAGAGAGAGCCAGGTTGGATCCATTTCGATCTGTGCAATGCCGAGGTATCGATGAGGACTGAGTCTAACTACCTCGAGGAAAAGGGCGGCGCAGATATGGACTTCTGCAGCTTCACGTGCATGTTCGATTGGTTCAAAGAGGGATGCGAACCGACCGACCCCACTCAGGAAAACCCTGAAGGCATACACGGAGAATCACAATGAGTCAAACACAGTGCCCAGCTTGCGGGAAGGTTTACGAACCTGTCCTGGGCGAGCGTAAGCGTCCGGACCTGCTCATACAGCAGGAGTTCCCCAACGCGACCGACGAGGAGCGAGAGCAACTGATTACAGGCATTTGCTCCGACAAGTGCTGGCATGAATTCCTGGGAGCGGGGTCATGAAATACCTGGTCATTCAGCCTGACGGCACCTACGAGCAGAAAGAAACCAAGAAGAAAGAGCTCAGCCTAGAACAGCTCCAGAAGCTGGTGGGCGGGTACATAGAACTCGTCCACGTCAAGTACAAGGGTCGGAGGTATGAGGCCTACGTAAACGAGGAGGGCAAGCTTAAGAATATGCCCTTCAATCCGAAGGCCACAGCTCTGTACCACGCAGCGTTTGGAGGCAGTAACCTGCAAGAACTGCAGGATCTGAACGAGCCGATCACGGAGCTCGTAAAGTTCATGAACATATCATGGGACCTAATCGCTGGTCCAATGGTGATCACGGAGGTCCGGGACTGAGGGAATCTCCAGGGTGGGGAGCAGCGCCCTAAAGGGTATCAGGAGCCTCAGTACCATGCTCATACTCCTGATACCCGACTGCCTTAAGGAGATTTTATGAAATTGCTACACATTGATGACCAAGGCAAAGACGTCGAAGTCTTTGTATCCAAGCGTCAGTTCTGGACTCGTGAAGAGATCAGAATCGAGATCGCCGAACTGACCGGCGAAGACGAAGAACCGAACTACCCCAGCGTCCCTGAACCCAGCGACAAGTTCTGTAACGAGTTCGTTGATCTGTGGTGGGAGTGCATGCTCCCCAGCGATCAGGACTCTGACGTCTGGCAAGACGCTCTGTTCCAGCTCGTGGAGAGACACGGGAAATGCGAATTCTGTGATAAGCCGAAGGTGAGCCCACGAGAGCAAACCTGCGGTAGCGATGAGTGTTTGAAACGAGCCTATGGGAGGCAACCATGAAGACGATGCTGCTGACTGTGTTCTTGTTATCAGGCTGCGCTTGGCAGCGTGCTGAGATCCCGTCACGCCCCGTCGAAGTCAATACGGGGCAGGTGGCAGTGTACAACTGCGAGAGCACGAGGACTCGGAATCCGAATCGAGTCTGCACCTATCAGGGAAAGACCCGGCCTTGACTACGCCGGAGAAGGACGACTTCGCTCGATTGCACTTCAGTGATGGGAGTGCAGTCGAGTTCGATCTCAGGGACGTGAGTCTAGAGTGGCCTCCACCGAACTACATACGGTTCAGAGGCTACACCTTTCGTAAGCTGTGTCACTCTCAGCTTACACCAACGCAAGCACTGATCCTATCGAAGCGTCGGGGATCAGTGTACATACTAGTCTCAGACGCGGAGGTCACTGAGCCATGTGTAAGTATCCAACCATCGAAGTCAAGCTGATCGGCGAAGACGGCAACGCTTACGCCATCATAGGCGCAGTTCAGAAAGCCATGAAGCGTTCCATGGTCGTTCCAAAGCACGAGATCGAAGAGTTTACAAGACAGGCACGTTCAGGCGATTATAATAACCTGCTTGCGACGTGCATGGACTGGGTGACAGTAACTTGATCTACGTTCGAAGGGGGAAGAACTTCTTCTTGGATGGCGCGAAGGTGGAGTCGTATGAGTCCATCAACGCCGCCAAGCGACGGTCGAGAGAACTCTGGAAAGAACGAATAGAAGTCAGGGTGGAGCATGTTAAGCATCCAACCATTAAGCATCAACGCGTGCCTCGAGTGGCTCGCGGCTAAATCAAAGCTCAACCCTGGCGGGGCGATGCTGTGGCTGTCTATCGGCCACTGGCTGAAGGAGGCTCGTAAGTGGCAGTTCATCAAAGACCACGAGCCTCCCCCTGGTCTCTCACCCGATCAACTGGAGAGATGGGCTAGTGCTCAGACTGAGAACCCAAGTTCCCGTCGGTCACGAACTCCTTGAGATGACACAGCGTCAGGTTGACTGCCTGCCGCCAGTGTGTCCCTGCTGCATTCCTGAGGACGGCATGCTGTGCTGCCTCTCATACGATCTCGGCTTTCATGTCATCGAGGTAAGATTGATTTACATCGGTGATTTCGGTTACTACCAAGTTCCAATGGACCCAGAGCTTTCGGCGGTGGTGATGCATGCGTTTATTACGGATGCAGCTGAGAGACTTCTAGGAAACCACACGTTGCACTAAGGAGGGGTTTATGAAGAATCCAGCAGGGTTGGCCTACTCGAAAGAGACGGGCGTAGATATGTACGGTGCCTTCACGACAATGCTCGTGACAGGCAGAGAGAACAGGTACGAAGATGAATTCCATCAGGCACGCAAGAAAGGGGCAGAAATCCTTGCGTACCTGAACCCGACGGACATGCCCATTCGATTCACGGGGTCTCTGGATGCAGGTTGGTACAAATCAGCCAAGCTGTGGCGGTACAAGGATGCCAACGGAGCTCAACGCTGCAGTTACTACGATCCTGACATGAAGCAGTACTGCCCGATCATCGACCTCTATCCAGGCAGTGATACCATCCTCAGATTCGTAGACTATATTGCCAATCTGATGATCGAGCGTCGAGTTGACGGGGTCTTTCTCGACTGCGTTGGTGAGCATGCCTGGAACAAGAAGTTCGGGTGGGACTCAGCTACATCCACCTGGAACTGGCCTGTATGGGAGCAGAATCTCTGGATCATGGGCAACATCGACATAGTTCAACGCTGCCGTGCAGCTGTCGATGAGCTCAACCCAGGCTTCATCATCATGAACAACAATTCCTGGGGCGACGGGTGGGCACGCCGCGGTGAGGAGTTCGTCAACGGCCGGTGCATCGAGCACCACGCACCCAACGCCTATCAACTGAAGCAGGCGCAGCGACCTTATGGAGTGCCGAACAAGCGCCGCGTACTGGTCCTGTGTAAGACTCAGACTGACGCAGACGCCTGGCTGGCTACACCTGACCCAAGCGTAACTCATATCTGCGTTGACAACGGGGACTATTCGAAGGTTGGGCCATTGGCCTGCCCACCAGTGAATATCAACCCCGCACCCCCTTGAAGTTCGATAAACCACAGAGGAGGACGAAGATGAAGATGTTAGCGTTGATAACGATACTTTTGTTCTCAGGAACTGCACTTGCTCAGAATGCTGCACAGCAATCTGAGTGGGGACAGTTGACAGTGTTGGCATCATGCGAAGTCGATACCGAGGATCACTTTCATCTCCACGGATTCTCGCATGACGGGACCAACAAGTTGATTGCACACTACAAGACCAGCAACGCGGAACTCGACGCTGAAACGTTCCGTGGGTATGCCAAGGTGTGCAGTTCCTCTGATAAAAGCGCCAAGAAGATTGCGGCGCTCGTGCAGGAAATGCAGGATGCGGCTGTGAAGTTGAGGGGTGAACAGATCGACAAGATCAAGACGCTTCTCAATGCTGCGGATCAAGCGACTTGGGAGGCTTTCAAGAACGACACGCCTACCGTAGTCAGAGAAACGGACGCGGCTCAGATGATACGCGATGGAACGCTGTCGGCAGAACTCGTCATCCAACTTTCGTGTGACGCACCAAGGGGTACACCGTGAAGAACTTTCTCATAGCTCTTGCACTTGCTATGTTTGCAGTGGCGACACCAGCAAGTGCGTATTGGGCTTCGATCTGCATTACCGTGCAGACTCAGCCTCTTGGAAGCGGCTATGTCCGCGCGCGATGTCAGTACGGATATACCGGAACGGAGTATCTGGTTTATTCACACGTCACGAATGACTGCACTTCGTGGTGGTCGCTGCACAATAACAACCCTGAGGCGTATGGAGCGGAGTGGTTCAATTGGGATGAGTCGATGCACGCCACTCATTCTCCGGGACACGCTCCAACCAATTCATTGGATTGGCCTTGTGGCGAAGGCTGGTGGGATGGTGAGCATACTCTCACAGGGAAAAAGCGTTCAGATGGACTGTGGGACTATGTCGTGATCGACACACGAACAGCGTCGTACTTGAACGCATACTGCTAAAGCGGATCATGGGCCACGGACGGCCCTTCCTCCTGCTCCCTGATCCATCGTTTGTAGAGAGTCCCATACGGAATTCCCGTGAGCCGAGCTACTACAGCTATCGGGAGCATCTTCCCTTGATGCTCGATCAGAATTGGTCCTTGATGTTTGTTAGGACCTCGCACTCGGTGTGAGTAGATTCTGACCTGATGTCCCCCACGTGGGATCTTGCCATCTCCTACACCATGCTCAGCATATATCCCTGGATACTTCCACCCTGGACCACAGGCCACCAGACCTGTGTTGAGATGAGTATACTGACGAAGGAAAGGATCCCAGATTAAGAAAAGACTGCAGAGATCGCAGCTACTTAGACCAGTAGACCTCACAATCGCCTCGATCCCCGCCAGCGATTAGCTCTGCCTGCATCAAGCTTGCTAGAACCTCATCCAATTCCCGAGAGGTTAGGTTCCTACACAATCGGGTTAGAACGGATCTCGGCATGAGTCCCTCAGATAGAAGCTTGACCAGATTGGCTCGCTTCTGGAAACGTTCCATATACACCCGGGGATTCATGATGATTCGTTCGACTTGCTTTGAGTGTTCCTCCACTCGCGAGCGTGATCCTAAATCTCCAAGCCTGTTGTTCCACTGGACGAAGCTCCAGCGACTGAACTCGACAGACCATTCGGCAACGGGTTTAGTAATTTGTGGATGAAGTGGGTCAACGCCAACGGAGATAATCCCCGCTAAGATCAGAGCGTTCTGAGTTGCTCTGCCCCACATCTCGTTAGATCCTTCCATCGCAGCTCGTTTCCGAGACTCCACTTGAAAGTTCTTGAACACATTATACGTTGCCGTCGAGTCAAAAGGAATGGTGATAAACGTCCCATTCATATGAACCTGACTGAACCGTCGAGCTGACTCTGCGAGTTTCACTGGGAATAGATCTACCCTATTAAAGTTATCTTCAGGTGGATTGTCCCCGGCATCGATGAGAATGAACCGATTAATCAGACCTGTACTGAGATCAGAGGTTGTGATCGCTTCGACCAGGATCGTTGGCTGACTAGCTGCCAACGTGATCAGGTATGGATGATCGATTCGTGGGATGGTTTGTTGTCGGCCAGGGAAAGCAGGAGAGTAGGAATTTGCTCGTCCGTACAGAGAGAGTAGCCAGGTTACCACCTGACCCTCAGGACTAGCGGTCGATTTCCCAGCCTGTCTCAGCTTACGTCCTGCCTCGTCCCACAACCAGCACGCCATGTTTGGTGGCTTCAATAGTTGATCGAGCATCGCGTGGTAGGATTGAAACCCCTGGAACACTGAATCAGCCAGTTCCATCCTGTGAGCGAAATCAGCAACCGAGTTCAGCGCAGATTCCTTACCACAGGCAGTCGGTGCGAGGATCATGAAGTATGGTTGTAGCGGTGTATTCCAGACATCCACAACGAACCGGTTCCCACTCAGCAGAGCTGTGCTCATTAGACCAGCAGCCAGATCGAACAACGGTTGCTTTACGTAGGATCGCGCGCCAGCCCACTTGGCTATCTCGCCGACCAACCCTGGCACTTCGAGTAGCCATGGTTGAATAGAATTCTCTTGCTTGATACCATGATCGACTCGGGTGGGAACTTCACTGAAGTTCACTCTATATCGAGCGTCCCTCTCGAGCCAGCGATTGAGTCGATCCCTAACCTCGGGAGTGACCCATTGCAGCAGGGTCTTGAAACCGTATACCTTCCCCCCAGAGTGGAAACTCTTGATTGTATTGTGTATGGTTCGTTCACGCTGAGGTCGGTCGTCTTCGATCTCTTCTACTGCGTCGAGGATAGCCCAGGTGAAATCGATGACGGCGTCATCTTGCCAGTGTAACTGAAGGAGTCCACCGGTGATGGCATGGATGAAGTCGTGTCGCCCCCCTTCGTCAGGGTAGTGACGCGCTAGAATCGAGGCCGCGGCAATCTTGTTGACCCACCGCTCAAGCTGCTTCGGTGTCGTCTCTGATGGAGGACAGTTGTCATCGATCTGATAGAGATCCCCCTCAGGGTGACGGGAGGGAGGAAGTACTGACTGACTACCTGTTGAACGAATCTCAACGATGTTCGTGCCGTTAGGCGGCGGAGCTAGCCACTTGCCAGTCTTAATGTCCTGGCACTTAAACAAGTAATGTGATCGGGGGCGATTGGCACGCCCGTACACTCTGGTACGTGGTAACAGGCGCTGCGCAACCTTGACGGACTCGTCCCAGTCCAGATCGATATCAACGACCCACCCACTGGGAGAGCCCCATAAAGCCCCGACGTTGTCCTCTGGAGAGAAGTGAATGTCAATAGTCTCCGGAGTAACTCGAAGCAGGTTCCACCCCTCTCCACCACTCGGTTTCTTTGACGAAGGACCGAGTGGTACTGGCATGATTCCGTCCTTAAGCCATTCTCTAGCGATGCTTCTGGCATCATAGTGTTTACTTCCGGGCGCATCTGCCTTACGATTCGCCATGCGTTCGATCTCCTACTGAACGTCACAACTCGGCACTGCCTAACAAGCAGTGCCATTTTTTTCACGAGTAAAGAGTTCAAGAGAATTACAAAGATTTCCGATTAACGTAATATACGCTATTCGATTCATAGAATAACGTCAGAGGAGATCGTAGGATGATCGTGATTGTTGAAGGCCCAGATGGAGCCGGAAAGACAACACTCATCCATCAAATTCGAGCAAGATCTGATCGCTACTTCTGGATCATGAGACCATCGAGGCCGCCAACCTCGAAACCAGAAATCCTCCGAACTCTCCGATGGATTACGTCCAGACCTGAAAAACTCGATCTCCTCTTCGACCGACACCCTGCCATCAGCGAACAAATCTACGGACCAATTTTCCGTGGAATCAATCACTTAGCCGAGTTCGAGGGAGCGAAAGCTACTCGAGCTTTGTTGGGCGGAGTGTCGATGATCATCTACTGCCGACCGTCGAAGGATCGGATTCGTCTCAACACTCGAATCACACCTCAGATGGAAGGCGTGCCCGATCTCATCGATAAAATCATCACAGCCTATGATTCGTTGATGACCGAACTGAGTCTTTACAAGCGAGTCTACCACTACGACTTTGATCGAGATGGAGACGAGCTCAACAACATCATCGACCGCATGTGGGAGAGCCAAAGTGACACTGGAGCAGATACGAGAGCTACTCAACCATCAGCTGATCCTAGCCAATCAGTTCTCGTTGATCGAGCAAACGAATCTCTCGAACCTGAATCATTCGATCCCAGCTGATCTCGATTCCTATCAGGGACAGGCCGTAATCCGCCTGTTCATTACCTACTTCTCTGAGGAAATGTGGGAAGCCCACGCTCTCGAGGGGACAGCTGATCTCGAGGAACTTTGTGATGCCCTGCACTTCCTCGCTGAGATCTGCCTACGAGCCGGTGTCAGCGCTCAGAGCCTGTACGCCAACCAGAATTTGGCGGTTCCCGGGATGATGGGATCTGCAATGGGACGACTCCTCCACAGTTTGAGGCTGAGGCCTTGGAAGCAGAAGAAGCTGACGGCAGACTTGTTCATGATCAGGACGGCAGTGGTTGAACTCTTCGCCTCGTACCTGGATCATGTCAATGAATGTGGTTACAGCGAGGAACAACTACTCAATGGCTACTTTAAGAAAGCTGAGATCAATCAGCAACGGATCTCTACTGGGGTATGACGGAACCGCTTTCCCTTCCTATGAAGCTGTTCGCGCTTGCCTTAGTGCTCCTGTTCTGGAGTACAATGGAGCTCGTAAGATCGTCCAGTCCGTCGGGTTCAGCCTACCGAAGATTCCTGAAGTCGATCTTGAAGCGGTCGGATACAACCCCAAAGTCAAGATGAAGAATCTTGAGAGAATGTACTACAATCCTGAAGAGGCGACTCGAGTTCGTGCGTTACTGACGCGACGCGCTGACCAGGCCTTCTCAGCGCTCGCCTATTCGTTCAGGGCAGGCGCAAAGGACTCACGCTCGATGGGTCACTGCATGGAATCCATGGTCATTGGACTGACCAAGAAGACCACGACGGTGGAGGTACTGTACCGCTCCACTGAGGTAATCAAGAAACACAGTGCCGACCTAGCCTTCTTGCCAGTGGTCTTCGACCGCCTTGAAGTGAAGCCGGACATCGTGAAGTTTTACTTCACTCACGCTTACCTCAGTGGAGTCTTCTTCCCGACGCTGTTCAGGTGGTGGGATCCAATCGTGTTCCTGGAGAAGATAAGAATAGAGGAGCCGAAGTTGTTTGTTGTGGCCACCAGATTCCTGAGGCGGAGTGTACGTAAGCAGGAGCACGAGTTCCCGTACGCACCTGAGAAGCAGCAACACATCTACGCTTGGAAGCACTACCCTGAAAGGATGCCGGAGATCAACGAGTACCTGGAGCAATACCTTTGATGACATACCCCACGTTCCGACTCGCCATCGACTGCATCGGTGATCGTCTCCACTACCAGGCACACGATGTAGGCCCAGGCCGATGGCAGGGATTGGATGTCTCCAAGCGACCCGAAGCAGCAATGAAGGAGGTCCTGAACATCAGCTTCCAGGTTGCTCTGGTCGAGGATCTCCAGCTGCTCAGAGATGATATCCAACCGAATCTGCCCTGGGCTGATCAGCACTTCGAGGAAAGGGTCGGTGGAGAGCCACTCAACCCTGGCGAAACCTGGAAGAACTGGCCCTGGGCTCTCGCAGCTGATGCTCACCGGACCGAAGGCGATAAGTTCACCCATACCTACATGGAAAGGTACTGGCCGAAGCAGGCCGGCTATCAGGCGATTCCAGGGTGTGATATGAACTTTGGAATCAGGTATCCATACGGAGATCTCAATGATGTCATCGAGCAGCTGCTTCGCGATCCATTCACCAGACAGGCCTACCTCCCCATTTGGTTCCCCGAGGATACTGGCGTTGTCCATGGAGGCCGGGTTCCATGTACGCTCGGTTATCATTGGATTCTTCGAGGAGAGAATCTCCACACGACCTACTACATCAGGTCCTGTGATTTCTTTCGTCATTTCCGGGATGATCTATACCTCACGGCGCGCCTCACCCTCTGGCTCCTTCAGGAATTAAGGCGGAAGGACCAGAAGTGGAACAAGGTCAGTCCCAGTATCTTCAGCTTCCACTGCGTCTCGATGCATTGCTTCATCAACGATTGGAGGAAACTCTTCCATGAAATATGATAAAAGGATTTATGGCTTCCACTTCATCCGACTTCGGTCTTCTATAGTTCACAACTTCAAGACTCTCTCCGAGCGTTTCAAATCCAGGAATAGGAGAACAGCCCTGATGCACTGGGCGATGACTTACGGGAGTAAGTGGGTTATGAGGGGTGAACTCGAGTACGAATTCACCCTCTTTGGAATGCCTCGAGGAGCTGCCTCAGGTTTTGTTTCCCACTGTCTTGGAAAATGGGGCTTTGCAGAACCTGGTGGAGAGGACAAGAAACCATGGAGACCGTCGACCGAGAAAGCCGTTAGAGGAACAAGAGCTGCTTCTTACTCGAGACACCCATGAGACTAAGTAGGGATCAGGTTCTGA